AATGGACTCTAGATTGATTTGTTCTTCCACAATACCAAGACCAATCTTTTCGTAATTAGCCGTAGCAAGAATGCGGTTAATGGCATCCATCAACAGGTGGCGGTTTGGCAGGGTCTCCGTAGCTCGGAAAATCTGGTATGCCGTTACAAGTTCATTACCCGTACCACCAAGTTTGCCAGCCACCATAACACCGAAAAGCGTGGGCGAGGTGACGTTATGTGCGGTGAGAATCTTCGCATCGTTAAGTCGAGATAAAATATCTACGGTCTTGTCAAGGTTGTTCACATCCAAAGTCTTGAACTCAGGAGCCTCGTCCTTATTCTTAACCCAAGACACGACAACAGGCTCTGCCTCAGAACCCACAAAGGAGTTCTTGAATTTGTCGTACTCCTCGCGCTTCTGTTCATTGCTCATATTGCGTCCAATAAAGGTAGCTAATACCTTGGGAGTGAACGAATTAGCGGCAGAGTTTCGGATGTGCTTGCCAAACTCGAAGTCGGCATTGATATAATGGAAAGCGGAAACGTAGTTAGGCACACCATAAAACTGGTTGCCACTGTATGGGTTCTTTACGTAGAGGACCTGCTCCCGGGTCTTGCTAAACTTATCGAACGCAGGATACTTCTTAGGAGTGTTGTGTTGCATTGCCGTAGCAGCCACACCAAAGCGTCGACGCACAGCATAATGAGTGACCTTGCCGTCAGTAGGCTCCGCAGCGCGTACTCCTTTAATGTCCAAAGACCGCAACTCAATAATCTTATTATGTTCTGCATTCCACTTGATATAAAAGGCAAAAGCTCCGTGAAGCTCGTATTGAAAAGAAGCGTGGATAATCTGACTGTAAAGCCCTTGAGCCTTGCCAGCACAGTTGGCTAGGAAAGCCCGAATCTCAGCTTGTTTGGTGGGTGTACGGTATGCCTCAAGGTCATACTTAATATCGTTACCTGCAACCATCTTCGCCTTCTTAGTGACGATGCCTGAGTGTACAGGTGATTGTTTAAACATCTTTTCCAAGACGACAGAAAAGTCGTCATTGACTCCGAATTTAATATAGTCACCAACTTCTGTAGTGCCGACATTATAGCGTCCGCTCAGAGATTCGATAGACTTCTCTAAAGGATTGGTTGAGACGTTTGTCTCCGTAGCCACAACGTAAGTGTTGGAGGCAAAATAGTCTTTTACATTATCCCAAAGTCCCATACTCTATAATTTACAAGTTACTAATTTTAACTGTACTTGCCAGCAAAGAATTTTCGTTGGTGCTGTTTACGTACACGTGGTCTTTCACGTTACAAAGGTACTTGGCATAATCGCTTTCTGCACCAGAAATCGTTAAATAATACTCACCACCTGCAACATCTGTATCGATAAGGTCTATGGTGAGGGTGATAAAATAATTACACTGCGAAACAGTGGAAATATCTAGAAGTCCATAAAAGTTATATTTGGTGCCACCAATAACCTTTTCTAACTTTATGTTATATGCCTCAGCTTGCATATCATACGTCTTAATAAAAGAGACGTAGTTGATTACTCCGTTGCGTATTGACTTCATATTTTTAATATAAAAAAGGGGAGGGGATTCCCCCTCCCCCTTGAGTTAGGATGCCTAATTATTAGGCGTTAACCAAAGCCCAGTTAGAAGCGTTCAACGTATAAGCCAATACGTTCTCGTCACCAACCAAAGTCAATTGGTAGCGGTTCTTGTCAGTACGAGCGATACCAGAAGCACCATCTACAGTACCAGCGTACAAACCGAAGTCATAACCTACCATATGGTAAGTTCCAGCAGCAGTCTCAACGAAAGCGACCAACTCAGAACCGGGACGAGCAATCGTCTCCAGAGTGGTGCGCAAAGTGGCACCCATACGGATGAACTCCAACTGAATCGTAGGAACGGCAGAACCAGAACCGTCAGCATTCAGGGTCTTCACGTCGGTGAAGTTAGAGAAGCCATCCTTGTTGTTAAACCCAAGACTCACGAGGTCAAGACCGGCAGTAACCAATCCGCCAACAACAACAGTCACCTGACCAGTTGCGGGGTCAACAGTTACACCACCGGAGATGAGGTCCAAGGCGTTCTTATCACAAAGGTATACGGTCTTGAGTCCACCTGTTGACAATTCGTCACAAGAGTATACAATGTTCGTAATACCAGAAAAATCTACAGTACAACCCATTTTTTCTATAAGTTTTAAAAGGAAGGGGTTTTACCCCCTTCCGTTAATTAATATTAGGCGAAGTTCTTAGCGTAGACAATCTCATCACCTTTCAGGTAAGAGAAGCCCAACTTGAACTGACCCCAGATTTTGTCAGAGGACAACTCAGCCTCCCACTTCATATCGATGGCGCGAACATCGTTATACTCGTCCGTCAACATAACTACGTTTTCGGGAGCAGAGATGAAGAACTCACCAGCAGCCATTGAAGGGAAATGTACAACCTCCATACCGTAGTATGCGGGGATGTTACCCTCAACAACACCTTGAGCGGTAGTAGTGTACAAGCCAGCGATAGCGATTTGGTATGCCTGAACAGCGGCAGTACCCATAAAGAAAGCGGGCTTCAAAGCGCGGTCAGCGTCACCGTAAACGGCAGCCAACATAACATCGCTCATCGTCTGGTAAGCACCCTCCATCAAGGAAAGTACGTTTGCAGAAGAGACGGCAGCATTGGTGTCGTAGTCCAATACGGTAGCGTCAGCACCCATCTCGGTAGCGAGAGTAGTAGCAGCCAATTCCAAAGCCTTCTGAGCAGACAACTTAGCGAAGTAATCAAATACCCAATCCTTGAATTGAGCATCCATAGTCTCTTCATTGTGCTGTCCTTGCTTCAACAATACAGAACGATAGGTAGACTCAAGAACATTCTTACAGTTCAAGAAAGCCCACTTGTACGTAGAAACAGTCATCTCTTTCTCATCGATAGAGGCAGAAGACAAGCCATCAAACGTACACAAGTCAGAACCAAAGGTCAAAGACGCATCGAAGATGGGTACTTGTACTTTGCTCTTAACGCCGTCAATAAGACGGAAACGGTCCAGCACTTTCGCGCTCTTCACCATAGAATCGATGAAAAGGTCGGGGGTGCGGTTTCCCCAATCCAAAGTTGCAACTGAAATTGCCATTTTAATCTAAATTTTAATCAATTAACTTAATCTACAAATAATCAATAAAGATTCTTACCCAAAAACTTGTTAATCATCTTTACTTTATCTGAAGTGATTCGCTCAAAGTTGCGTGTCTTGTCCTCAGCCACTTCCTCAGATGATGCCTCAGCACCTTCTTGTTCAGCAGACAAAGCCAATTCGGCTTCTTGAACAGAGTTCTCTTCTGACTCTTGATTTTCAGCAGAAAGTTCTGTCTCCTGATTCTCCACAACTTCGGGAGCCTCTTCTGCCAAAGCAACCTCTACAGGCTCTTCAACAGCAGGAGCTTCCTTAGCTACAGGAGCTGCCTCTACGGCAACTTCCTCAGCAGACATCTCTTCCGCTACCTCTTGCGGTTGCTCTGTCTCCTCGACAGCAGAAAACTTCTCTTGGGTTTCGGCCCATAGCTCCATAACAGCAGAGTGGTCTTCGGCAATCTTAGAAACGGCAGCCTCCAACTTGGCAATACGCTCACCAAGTTCTACAGCGAATTTGAAATCCATTTCACTACTCATTTTTTGTTCTACGATATCGGATTTAATCTCAATGGAAAAACCATTAAGTTCATTGGACTTAATATCAGCCCACAGTTCGTCAGACTCAACTTGAGCCTTAACGAATACAGTTCCAATCGGAAGATTAAAACCGTATGAGTTACTCTTGTCTTGGTCTGTCTCTTTCATCCAGACCTCAAGCATCGTTACGTCTTGTGTGTCAAGTGCGTGTTCGATGTTAAAAGAGTTAAACAAGCCATCCTTGCTGTACTTGTACATAATCTTTTCAATCGTATCCTTAGGGAATACGATATTGTATTCGCCCATCATAGGGCTGTTGCGGTAGATAGGCATATCCGGAATCATAATCGGACCAACCACCTGCTTCTTCTCCTCGTTAGCAAACTTAAAGGAGGGCTTCTCTTTTTCTGCGAGGGTGATGAAACCTTCCTCGATAGCTGGGCGGTTAACCAAAGAGATGCGGAACATACCGCTCTCCTGATTCTCCCCGAGGACTACTTTATATAAGGGTAAACTGTTCATTGTGCCTTGTGTTTAGAAAGCTCCTGCGACCAAACCTTTACAGCCTTCAAGAACTCTTCTTCGTTTACGGGGATGCCATCAGCCTTAAACTGCTTTAGCTGGCTCATAGCAACCTCTAGGCGATTCTCTAGGTCCTTGATTTGCAAAAGCATATCAATGATACCATCAATCATCTCCTTGTCTTGTGGGCGTGTGTGGGCAGACATCTTCTGCTTGCGAATCTGCTCCGACTTACGGATAGCCCAGTTAACACCTGAAGTACCGCCCCAGATAAGCCAAGCCACATAGCCGCGGTCTTTCCAAGGGGTAGATGCGTACTTAGGGTCTACAGTGGCGTTCTTACGGTGACGGGCAAAGGAAGCCATCCGAGCAATCGTTGTAGCCGACAAAGGCTCACGGCTTGCCAATTGGTTTGCACGTGTCCAGCCCACAATCGTCCCCCCTTTTACTTCATCCCCATACTCCTGCTTCCAACGCAAAGCACGCTTCGCATTATTCGTAGCAGAGATAGGATAGTCGTTGTAAGTCTTAGCCATTAACTTAATCTACAAAAATTGCTTCTACTTTGCCGTAGATGTATTGATTATGCATCTTTGCATCAGTAAAAGATTTAACTACTACAGTTTCTCCGGTAGACAAGGTGAACTTTCTATTGAAGAAATATCCATTGACAAAGTAGCTATTTGGGAACGCGGCATAGAAAGTAATCTTAGCGCGTCCGTTGGACTTAAAGCGTTCTGTATTTAAAATATAATCGTATGCCGCAAAGGTATTTCCATTTTTATCTGCAAAGCGAAGGTCAATAGTAGATGCGTCTCCGTTAATTGTGCGCCCCTGTAACTTTACTGTCGTGATATATTTATATACGTTTTGGTCAATTATCTGCCCGTAGTCGTTCTTTCTCCGGAACACTGGATACCTTACCGTAGTAGCGTTATTTGCGGCTCTTAAATAAAAGAAACGAAGACCTACTTTCTGATATTCTGGAATAGCGTTTTTAATCTGACCCGCTTCAGGGACTGATATCAATCCATCTTGAACAAGAAGTGGGTCGTTAAAGAAAGAGTCAAGGCATACTGATTTATTAATGGGGTTAATCAGACCGCCCTTAAAGTCAATACTAAAGTCGCCTTCGCCATCGGGGTTTAATTCACCCTTGTAGCTTCCAACAACAATTTCATTATCGAACTTGTCATAAATGCCATCAAAATCTGAGTTGTTGAGTTCTATATTCTTGTACTTCTCTGGAGCCGCGCTAACCTCATATTCCTTTAGATTATCTATGTAGTCGGTGATATCCAATGGAATCGCAGAACGAACATCGTTCATATTGTCTAAGATGAACTTTTGCTCTCCTTGGCGGTAGTCATATACAATGCTAAGTCCAAAGCGTTGCATAATCTCAATAAAGAGGTCATACGGAGTATATGAATCGTTATTGGACAGACTATCTTGGAAAGTAAAATTGTCTGAACCGGTTACACAAGGTAATTTGCTTGAGTTAGTAACCTTTAAGCCTAAGTCCGACCACTCGTAACCATATATTCTCTGTTTGCGAATGTCAACTTGTGTAAACTGTTGAGATGTAGCCAATGCTGCTGCTTGGAAATTACCTTGACCAATCCCATTGGTTGTGTACAAGTCAACGACCAAGGAGCCAGATGAAATCTCCAGTCCGATAGATACAGAGTATCTTGTGCCGCCTAGGAATCGATATACTTCGGTTTGGTCGATGTATGCATCAAATGCCGCAAATGTTAGTGTATTACTTACTCCACCTGTTAAATTAATATCTGGGTCATCTATAGAAACTGCATTTTCTATGGCAGATGGGGTCAAAGACAGAATGTTTCCACTAGCATCACGCATAGGAATACGGAAAGAAACCGCGTCAATACCAGAGTATCCACCGTAGATATATACATATGGAGTGAACTTAGCCGTGTTAATAGAGCTAATATCAACAGCAACAGGGAACAGTATATCACTGTACTCGTATTCGGAGCTTACAATGGCTGTTTTAAGCCCTGAGATGGTCACAAAA